TCAATATAGGTTTCCAATGGCCTGGATGGCTATCTTGTTGATGTCTTCCGTATAGTCGACATAGACGGCCGACACAGTGGCCACAGTGTCCCCTAAAACATGAGCGACCAGGTTAATGTCTCCGGTCCCGGAAAGCAGCAATGTAGCAAATGTATGCCTGAGACTGTGAAATGATCTGCCAGGAAATTCCTTCCTGATCAGTGTGTTGATGGCGGTTCTGGCCGGAAGCACCCGGTCCAGGGGGAATACCGTCCCAGTAATTGTCATGGGCTGAGATTTCTGCCAGGCTGCCAATGCTTTGAGAATGGTGGGGGAGGCCGGTACTGTCCGGTTACTGTGAACCGTCTTACACAAAGATATGCCGTAGGTCTTTGGACCTGTGAGGGCATACTGCTGATGAACAGAGATGGTTTGCTTCTGCCAGTTTATGGCAGTCCACGGCAGACCTGCAATTTCACCGAACCGCATACCGGTTCCTGCCCCGATGGTTACCATCAGATGCCTTATGGGCCATGGCTCCAGCATCTTCAAAAGCTGAGTCAGTTCTTCCCTGGTAAAAGCCCGCAGTGCTTTGGGAGTTTTATCCTGCGGCAGTTTAATCCCTTTGGCAGGGTTGACTTTTATGATGTTGTACATCTTTACGGCATGTTCCAGGACAGGCGTAATAAACCGCAGCCGTGACTTCCTGGTGCTGGGCTTACAATTGCCTTTCAGCAGGGCATTGGTGATATCTGCCGTGCTCAGATCCCGGATAGGAATATCAGCCACGGGCCCCAGGCTGACAATGCCATCATAATAATTTTTCCTGGTATTGTAGGCCAGGGCTGTTTTTCTATCCCTGGCGAAAATCGGGAAAAAGTCCCGCAGGGAAATATCTTTCAGCCTTATATCATCTGTAAGGCCAGCTGTCTGCTTTACCTGGGCAAGCAAAGTATCCTGGTAACACCTGGCTTCCCGCTGCGTTTTAAATCCCTGCTTCGTCTTTTGTTTCCACCGATGCCCTACCTTATAGGACAGAATCAGGCAGATACTGCCGTTTTTCTCACGATATGAGAAGGTATATTCCATAAAAAATCAGCCTCCTTTGCTGGATTGCAAGGGGCTGGCTGTGGTAAAATGATACAGTAAGCCCCTGTGGTGGGTGGTTTACGCTTCTCCCTGTCGGTATTCGCAGTACCGGCGGGGATTTTTTTATTTATCTTCTCTGATTTTGTACTGATGCACATAATCAGCAGGAAGCGGTGGTGCAAGCTTCTTTTCTATGATGGTGGCAATAAGATCTTTTTTCAGCCCCTTCGTAGGAAGCCCGGCGTCTTCCAGAATCTTTTGAAGGTCTGCCTTATGCAACCTATTCAATTCAATCTCATTGGAAACGTCTACAAGGCGGGCATATGTTCCCGGATTCACAAAGTCCCTAATGAAATCTTCTTTTGAGTAATTCTTTGGCTTTTCCTTGTATAAGGATTCGTAGGAAAGCCCACCAGCGTAAATCTTTGCCTCATACAAGACAGCCTTGACAAAAAGTTCCTCAGAAAACCGGTACAGAGATTTGATGATGGGCACTGTCCCTTTATCCATGGTATCCTGCATGATTTGGGCACATGCCTTGGCATCAGACAGGGATTCATGGTGATTCAAGTCGAGATTGAGATATTTACAGATGGTGTCCAGCTTGTAGTTTTCCAGATTCCTGTAGGTGTATCTGGCACTCTGCAGGGAATCGGCAAAGAGAAGCGGTTTATCCAAGGTGATTCCTTCCGTCTTAGCGGTATAGATCAGACAGCCCATATCGAAGTTGGCGTTGTGTGCCACCAGGGGGAACCCTTTGATGAAATCGCGGAAGGTGGATTCATAGAATTCTTTGAAGGTGGGAGAATTCCGAACTTTTGACCAGGTGATTCCATGGACATGGGAATTCGTGAATTTCGCTTCCGGAGGCTTAATCAAAGAAGTGACAGAACCAGTGAACTGCCGGTTTTCAACTTTCACTGCGGAAATACTACAGATTGAATATGGCTGTGCATTGGCAGTTTCCACATCGAATGCCACAAAGCTGTCCATCGGGACCCTGTATTCATTTGTCACCGGCAGGCTTACCCTTGCAAATCCCCGGGTTTCAGGGAGCCGGAATCTGTCGAGCTCATTCGGCTTCATGGGAGATTCTGCAATCATTTTCTCATTCGCCTTTTTATTCAAGTGAACGATTACACAAATAATAATAATGATAATGATTAGTATAAGCATAGCATCACCTTATTCCCCATCTTTCACGTAGATTTCCAGATTTTCATTTATCTGACAATTGTTTGTATCCCCATGACACGAAGCTTCTATGGTGTTAACATTGGCTTCCTTGTATAAATCGCCGCCAGTAATATGCTTAACTTCGTGTCTAACAGCTTCTTTTCGACCTTCTTCAGAAAGATTTTTGTATACGATAATCGTATATGAATCATCATGGTTGGCATGGACAAGAGCGGGAACATGTGGTGGGAGTGATTGATAAGTCAAGATGATCGTCATTCATCTAATCCTTCCTTTGCTTTGAGACCTTTTATCACAGTCATGACTACTTTTATATCTTCAGGAGTGAGATCCCTGGATGCGTCAAACAAAATCCTTTGTCCAGGATTATCTTTTAATTCCTGAGCCAGCCGGACAGTTTCAGAATCAAGATAGTAAGCTTGTTTCTTTTCAGCGGCTTCTTCCAGGAAATAGCTTTTGGGAACGCCGAAATAATCCGATAGCTTTTGAATGATACCCATTCTAGGTAAAGATTTCATCAACATCCATTTTCCAACCGTTGATTCACTGACTCCTAAGATTTTGGCCAATTCAGCCTGATTAATATTTTGCTCATTCAATAAGGCAGATAATCTACTGCTGAACAAAGCTTTCAATTCTTCAGTTGTAGGCATATCCTTGTGCCTCCTTACGTTGATTATGGTTATATTATAGAATATTTTTCTTTCTAAAACAACAAAAAAACGAGAATACTAGAAATATTTTCTTGACACTAGAAAAATATTCTAGTATACTATGCGTGTAAACCAAAAGGAGGTGAGCATGATGCCGGTACAAATTTCCCTGCGCGCAGCGAGAGTAAACGCAGGATTAACCCTGCTGGACGGCGCAAAGGCCATTGGAATCAGCAAGGATACGCTGATTAAATGGGAAAGAAACCCTGGGCTGGTGAATCCAATTTTCCAGCACAAGATTTCTGAAGCATATAATTTCCCCTCTGACTACATTAATTTTGCGCCTTCAGACTAGAAAATAATTCTATAAAATAATCTGTAAGGAAGTGATTTGTATGGAAAAGCTAGTCCTGAAAGCTGACGAAGCGGCGGAAATCCTGAATGTTGGGATTTCATCTATTTACGACATGCGAAATCGGAACGTCCTGCCTCAGCTTGCAGATCTGCCAGGGGTACGATTCCGGGCAAAGGACGTATATGCCCTGGCCAAACTCAAACAGAACCAGGAAGATTGCAGCCCATACCAGTTCCGCCAGCTTCAAAATGAGCTGGCGACCGAAAAGGCAAGGAATCAAAGAATCCGTTCTGCTGCCCTGGCTCTTTTGACAGCGATTTCAGAGGAGGGAATGTGATGGATGATGCAATGATGGAAACCATCCGGGCCAATGCCCGATATTATCGACTGGCCAATGGCATGTCAGGTACCTATATCGGTGAGGCTATAGGCCACGATGCCAGCTGGGTGCAGCAGTTCGAAGCAGGAGCAATCCAAAAGCCGAAACCGGCTGACCTGATCAAGCTGGCCCATGCCCTGGGACTTCGGCTCAGTGACCTGGTCAAGACAGAACCCAACCTACTGCTGTATCTCAGCCCCGAAGAACATCGGATTGGAATGGAAAATCTGGAAAAGATCCGGCACCATAGAGGATTATCAAAGAGACAGTTTAGTCTGTACCTGGGTCTTAGCGAGGGTCATTACAACAAAGTCCTCAATGGCCACGGAAATTTCAGTATCAAAACCTGGTGGAAAATTGCAGATTCCCTGTTTATGGATCTGCGGAAATTGATAGGGAGCCATGAAGATGACGTATAAGATCACTGACGAATTCCTGGATTGTGTGGACCGGCTTCTGGACTCCGTGATGGAGATGTCCCAGCACGCAGACCCCATGACCGCTTCCGGGGTTACTCTGGTTGAACTCAAGCGTTTCGAGTTGGTTCGGGACAATGCGGTCCGGGTTTGCGACGCTATGGAAGACGGATTCCCTGAATATGGAAAGGATGAAGAAGATGAAGAAACAACCAAAGAATGCGCCAATTCTGGTGACGATGATCCTGCTGCCGTATTTGATAATCCGGATGGCTTTGGATGTGATCCTGATGCTGATTGATACGTTGACTGACGGATTTGACGTCCTGGGTCCCCGGTTCCAGGGAATCGTGATTGGCTTCTTCGGGGCAATCAGCCTGCTTATTGTCGCCATCAACCTGGCAATCTGGGGGTAAGCCAATGATGAACGGAAACAAAGAGGCCCGTCAGCATGGCAGTGCTGGCGGACCTGGTGAATCTATCCCGATTCACCTCTAGTATACCACGGAGGAAAGAGTATGAAAATCAATACGCTGGAAATCGAGAACGTCAAACGGGTGAAGGCGGTCAAGCTGGAACCTTCTGCCAACGGCCTTACCATCATCGGCGGAAAGAACGGCCAGGGCAAAACTTCTGTCCTGGATGCCATTATGTGGGGACTGGGCGGAGAAAAGTACCGGCCTTCTGTCCCTCAGCGGACCGGGGCCCTGGTACCGCCTTCCATCCACATCGAGTTGGATAATGGCCTGGTGGTGGAACGGAAGGGGGTGAATAGTGCCCTGAAAGTAGTGGATGCTACTGGCAAAAAGTCCGGACAGAAACTGCTGGATGCCTTCATTAGCAAACTGGCTCTCAACCTGCCGGCCTTCCTATCTGCCAGCGACAAAGAAAAGGCTGATACCCTGCTGAAAATTATCGGAGTTGGTGACCAGCTAACCACCCTGGAAGATCAGGAGAAGAAGCTGTACTTCCAGCGAACGGAAATCGGCCGGTATCGGGATATGAAAGAAAAGGCAGCCAAAAACATGCCCAGCTACCCGAATCTGCCGGAAAATCCCATCAGCGTCAGTGATCTAATCAAACAGCAGCAGTCCATCCTGGCAAAAAATGGGGAAAACCAAAGGAAACGAGAAAACGCCGCCCACTATGACCAGGTACTGAAGCAGGCCCGGGCAGCTTATGAACAGGCCAAGACGGCACTAGAAAAGGCAGAACAGGACTGCCTGGCTGCTCGGAAAGCAGCTGAAGATCTCCAGGATGAAAGCACCGCTGAACTGGAAAAGAACATTGCCGACATCGAAGAAATCAACCAAAAGATCCGGATCAATGAAGACAAGAAAAAAGCGGAAGAAGAAGCCGACAGCTACAGTCTGAAATACAACCAGCTAACGGATGCCCTGGATGAAGTCAGGAACAAAAAACAGGCCCTACTGGATGGAGCAGATCTCCCCCTGCCGGGGCTTTCGGTGGAAGAAGGCAAGCTGATCTACAACAGCGTTCCCTGGGACGGCATGAGCGGAGCAGAACAGCTTAAGGTGGCCACAGCCATCGTCCGGAAGCTGAGCCCGGAATGCGGTTTTGTCTTGATGGACAAATTAGAACAGATGGATCTGGATACCCTCCAGGAATTCGGGACATGGCTGAAGGACCAGGGGCTCCAGGTCATCGCCACCCGGGTATCCACGGGAGCCGAATGCAGCATCATCATCGAAGACGGAATGGTCAAGGGGACGACCGATGAGATTGCCCCCAGCAAGCCGAAATTCACGGCAGGAGCGTTTTAAGGAGGAATTCATAATGGAGATTACCAGTGGCGTACTGAAACGGCCTCAGAAGGTTGTGGTTTACGGTCCGGAAGGCATCGGAAAAAGCACCTTTGCCAGCCACTTCCCGGACCCGCTGTTCCTGGACATCGAGGACAGCACCAGTCAGCTGGACGTAAAAAGGATCCAGGGCATCAACAGCTGGGAGATGCTGCTGTCCCTGATCAGCCAGATCAACCGGGAGCGGCCCTGCAAGACGGTGGTTGTAGATACCGCCGACTGGGCTGAAAAGCTTTGCATCCAGCATGTATGCGCCGTCAATAAAAAGGGCAGCATCGAAGACTTCGGCTATGGCAGCGGCTATGTGAAGCTGCTGGAAGAATTCGCCAAACTGCTGGAAGCCCTGAATCTGAGTGTGAAGGCCGGCATCAATGTGGTGCTGAACGCCCATGCCCAGATCCGGAAATTCGAACAGCCGGACGAAATGGGAGCCTACGATCGTTGGGAACTGAAACTGAACAAGAAGACCACGGCCCAGACGGCTGCCATCGTCAAAGAATGGGCAGATGCCCTGCTGTTCATCAACTACAAGACGGTAGTGGTGGCAGATGACAATGGCAAAAAGAAAGGGGTAGGGGGCAAACGGGTCATGTACACCCAGCATGCCAGCACCTGGGACGCAAAGAACCGCTGGGGACTGCCCATGGAAATGCCTTTCGAATACGAAAGCATTGCCCGATTCATCCCCGGGATCGATATCCAAAAGGCTCCTGTCCCTGCTGCGAAACCGCAGCCGGAACCGCCAAAAGTTGCCAAACCGCAGCAGCCTCCGGCAGTCACGGCCGAAGAAGTCATGGCCGCGGACCCGAAGCAGGCCACAATCCGCAAGGTGTTCGACCTGCTGAAGACGGAAAAAATCACAGAAGACAAGGTTCGGAAGGCAGTGGCAGCCCGTGGCTACTATCCGGAAGACATGAGCATCATGGATTATGACCAGGAATTCCTGGAAGGCGTCCTCCTGGGAGCCTGGCCCCAGATCAAGGCATTTATTGACCAAAACAGTTAACAGGAGGAATGAAAAATGGCTTTTGAAGATATGGGAACGGTAGTTAATCAAAATCAAGACCACGAACTGGACTGGGATTCCACTATTATCGCTGAAGGGGGCAGCAAGCCCCATGTCATTCTGCCGGAAGGGGATTACCGGTTCCTGATCTCCGGTTTTGAGAAAAAGCGGTACAATCCTAAACCTGGGAGCAAGATCCCGACCTGCTGGAATGCCCAGCTGAAGGTATTGGTCTACGAAAAGCCGGAGGACGAAGAACCAGTGGTAGAAATTCCCCACAACCTGTACCTCCACAGCACCCAGGAATGGGCCCTGGCTTCTTTCTTCCTGGCCATCGGCCAGAAGAAGCACGGGGAACCGCTGCGGATGAACTGGCAAGCCGTCCCTGGCTCCACAGGGATGTGCCATGTGAAGCCCCGGACCTATAACGGCAAGGAATACAACAACATCAAGTACTTCATCGATCCCAAGGACATCAAGCAACCTGCACCGGCAGCGCCCGCGACTGCCACCTTCCAGGCAGGCACGTTTTAAATGGCCATGGATCTCAGGCCTTACCAGAAGGAAGCTGTACAGGCAGTGGAAAACGAGTGGAAAAGCGGGCACAAACGGACCCTGCTTGTGCTTCCCACTGGTACGGGCAAAACCATATGCTTTGCCACGGTGGCCAAAGATATGGTGAAACAAGGGAAGAAGGTGCTCATCCTGGCCCATCGGGATGAGCTCCTGAACCAGGCCCAGGACAAGATTGCCAGCGCCACGGGCCTCCAGTGTGCCAAAGAGAAAGGACCGGAATCTTCTCTGGACAGCTTCTACCGGATTACGGTAGGCAGCGTCCAGACTCTCATGCGCCCCAAACGGCTGGAGATGTTCCGGACGAATGAATATGGCACCATCATCATCGACGAAGCCCACCATGCCCTGGCAGAAAGCTACCAGAGGGTTTTAACCCACTTCCAAGACGCAGATGTCCTGGGAGTCACAGCAACCCCTGAGAGACAAAATGTGGCCTGCCTGGGGGAATATTTCGATTCCCTGGCCTATGAATACACCCTGCCTCAAGCTATCCATGACGGCTATCTGTGCAAGATCAAGGCTCTGACCATCCCCCTTACCCTGGATATCCAGGGGGTAAAAACGTCAGCCGGCGACTATTCTGCCGGCCAGCTGGGGGATGCCCTAGAACCCTACCTAGAACAGATTGCCACGGAAATGGAAAAGTACTGCAGGGACCGGAAGACGGTGGTGTTCCTGCCCCTGGTAGCCACTGCCCAGAAGTTCCGGGATATCCTTAATCGGCATGGGTTCCAGGCAGCTGAAGTCAATGGGAACAGCCCCGACAGGGCAAAAATCCTGTCCGACTTCGAAATCGGGAAATACAATGTACTCTGCAACGCCATGCTGTTGACGGAAGGATGGGACTGTCCGGCCGTGGACTGCGTGGTGATGCTGCGGGCTACCAAGATCCGGGCCCTGTACTGCCAGTGTGTGGGCAGGGGGACCCGGCTATCCCCGGGAAAGAAGGAACTGTTGCTCCTGGATTTCCTGTGGAACACCTCCCGCCACGATCTGTGCCGGCCGGCATCCCTGATCTGCAAGAAACAGGAAGTGGCCGACAAAATGACAGCCAACCTGGAAGAAGCAGCAGGGGAAGCCATCGACTTGGAAGAAGCGGAAGAAAAGGCTGCCACCGATATCGTGGCCCAGCGGGAAGCGGCCCTGGCCCAAAAACTGCAAGAGATGCGCACACGAAAACGGAAGCTGGTGGATCCCATCCAATTTGCCATCAGCATTTCTTCCGAAGACCTGTCCGATTATGTCCCCACTTTTGACTGGGAAAAAGCACCTGCCTCCCAGAAGCAGATTGAATACCTGCAGGCCCACGGCATCTTTGCGGATGAAGTGGCCAATGCCGGGCTGGCGTCTCTCCTGATTAACCGGCTAAAGGAACGACAGGGGCTCCACCTTTCCACACCGAAACAGATTCGGTTCCTGGAACAGAAGGGGTTCATCCATGTGGGGACCTGGAGCTTTGCTGCTGCCAGCAGCATGATCGGGCAAATTAGTGAAAACGGCTGGCATATCCCGGGCGGGATCATCCCGGCTACCTACAATCCGGAAAAGGGAATTGAAGCATGAGCAGAATCAATCTTATAGAACTGCTGCCATACATCGACCCTGCCACCTGCAGCTATGAGGAATGGCTGCAGGTGGGGATGGGTCTCCAGGCGGAAGGCTTTCCCCTGGAGGCCTGGGACGGGTGGAGTCAGAACGATCCTCAGCGTTACCACCCGGGAGAATGCGCCCGAAAATGGAGCGGCTTCCGGGGCAATCCCAACCCCATCACAGGGGCCACTATCACTCAAATGGCCAAAGCCAATGGCTGGAGCAGCCAGAAGAAAGAATCCCGGGAGCTGGCCTGGGATGATGTGATTACAGAAGATCCGGACAAGGGCGTCCTGGTGAATTCCAACCTGCTGATCGGGAAGAAATTTTTCGAACCGGGTAGCAGCTGGAAGCCGGTCCAGGAGATGATCAGATTCCTTTCCACCCTGTATGACTACAACGACCGGATCTGTTATGTGACGGAATCCACCCAGCAGGACGAACGGGCCGGAAAATACATCCCGGCCAATGCAGGCCACTGGGACCGGACAGCCGGGGAAATCATCAAATCCCTGGAGAAATGCAATGGAGACATCACCAATGCCCTGGGAGATTATGACCATAACGCCGGTGTCTGGATACGGATTAACCCCCTGGATGGCAAAGGGGTCAAGAACGACGATGTGACGGATTTCAAATATGCCCTGGTAGAATCGGATTCCCTCTCCCTGGAAAAGCAGAACGAAGCCATCCGGATTCTCCAGCTGCCGGTAGCCACTCTGGTTTACAGCGGCGGCAAAAGCCTCCATGCCCTGGTGCGGATCGATGCCAAAGACATGGTGGAATATCGGCAGCGGGTGGAATTCCTGTACAAGGTCTGCCAGAAGAACGGACTCCAGATCGACCAGCAGAACAGGAACCCCTCCCGGCTATCCCGGATTCCCGGCTGCTGGCGGGGTGACCACAAGCAGTTCCTGGTGGATACCAACATCGGGAAACAAAGCTGGGAGGAATGGAAGGAATGGTTCGAGACTGTCAACGATGATCTGCCCAATCCAGAGGACCTGGCCGATGTTTGGGATAATATGCCGGAACTGGCTGACCCTCTCATTGGCGGGGTACTCCGACAGGGGCACAAGATGCTGATTGCCGGGCCCAGCAAGGCGGGGAAATCCTTTGCCCTGATCGAACTGACCATTGCCATCGCCAACGGCACCAAATGGCTGGGGAGCTTCGACTGCGCCCAGGGACGGGTATTGTACGTAAACCTGGAACTGGACCGGGCCAGCTGCCTGCACCGGTTCCGGGACGTGTACAGGGCTCTCCAGCTGCCTACGGACAACCTGGGGAATATCGACATCTGGAACCTGCGGGGCAAGGCCATCCCCATGGACAAGCTGGCCCCCAGGCTGATCATGCGGGCTGCCAACAAGAAATACATGGCGGTGATCATCGACCCTATCTACAAGGTCATCACAGGAGACGAAAACAGCGCCGACCAGATGGCTCATTTCTGCAACCAATTCGACAAGATCTGTACGGAACTGGGCTGCGCCGTGATTTACTGTCACCACCACAGTAAAGGGAACCAGGGCTTCAAGAAGTCCATGGACCGGGCCAGCGGCAGCGGGGTATTTGCCAGGGACCCGGATGCCATGCTGGATATGATCCAGCTGCGGGTGAAGAACCAGGATCCAGATGACATTTCTACCGCCTGGCGGATTGACGGGACTCTCCGGGAATTCCCCAAATTTCCGCCGGTCAATGTGTTCTTCCAGTATCCCATTCACATCCCGGATGCCAGCGGCCTTCTGGCTATGGCAGCGGAAGAGGGGAGCATCGAGACCATCCGGGAGGATGGGCGGAAGGAAGGAGTCAAAGCCCGGCAGGAAAAGATGCAGAGTAAGAAAGAAATGCTCCCGGCTGCTTTTGATTGCTGTGTGAACGAAGCTGGAGAAGCTTCGATGGAAGATGTAGCGGAATACCTGGAAATTTCGGTCAAAACACTCAAGCGATACCTAAAAGAACAGACGGAATTAATGTCCCGAGATGGGTATCTTGTAAAGAATAATAATTGATAATTATTATTCGCATGTGGACACGACAGTTTATATATATAGTCATGTCCATTCCTATATGTGTCCTTGATGGGATAGGGGAACATGTGTGGGGATGAAATCTCCCCACACACATGTCCCTCTCCTACCCATCAGGCAGACACATTGAAAAGTGATTTCCAAAATTAAAAAACGTAAACGAAGAACAAAAAAATGGTTAACGTAAAAACAAGGAGGGCCAAATGGTTGATAAAATTTTGCATTTCCCCAGAGATGTAGAAGTAAGAATTACTCCCCAATCCGTTGTGACTGATGAATTTCGGCAGAAGATCCGTGATTCATTCCGGGATTACACCTACGGGACTCGTGAAGATTATTGCTACCAGGACAAATTGGCATACATCAATCTAATCCGAGAGAAGAATTTCAAGGTTGATGCAGAGGAACTTATCAATGAGTACATCATGGATCAGATATGGGATCAAGGCGAATTTAGCCTGGACGATTTCAAAGACTTTGAAATTCTTGGAGGCCTCATCAACGAAGGTGTCGGCAGGAGCTTGCAAGACTGGCACCATTGGGCCGGAGACCACCATCTTGATGAACCAGCCTGCAAATTTGTGCTGGCTGCCATTGAGGAAGTCATGAACTATCCGGAAACAGATGCCAAAAAAGGAGAATAACCATTGATCAACGGAAAGAAGAAAGGCAAGAACGGAGAACTGGAAGTCGTCCGGCTCTGCAGAGCTCAGGGCTATGAAGCCAGGCGCTCTGCCCAGTACTGTGGAAACAATGAAGATGGCACTGCCGATGTGGTAGGGTTACCGGGCATTCACATCGAAGTCAAACGGGTGGAGCACCTGAACCTGGATGATGCCCTGGCCCAGGCTTCCAGGGATGCAGGCAAGACTACTGGACACATTCCGGTTGTATTCCATCGGAAAAACGGGACTGGCTGGAAGGTAACCATGAGCGCCGATAACTGGTTTCAGCTCTATCGGGAATGGGAAGCGGGAGGGAAGCCATGAAAGTCGTGGACGCCAAAAAGCAGGAAGCCAGAATTAAAAAGCGCTGCACTGGATGTCAGTGGGCAAGCCCCAAGGAGTTCCAGAAGTATGACAGGCTTTGGCCGTTTGTGACATGTACTGGCTGTGCTGAAAAGAAATGTTTTGAGGTGACTATTTGCCCATATCGGGAGGAATGAAAATGAGCATGTACAGCATGAAATGGGAGCGAATGAAGGAGGCGCTGTCATAATGGAACAGGGAATCAGGATCCCCGGCGTGAGCCGTCAGGAGCTGAAGCGTATCAAGGCCATGAGCCTGCCGGAGTTCCGCCTCTGGCTGCTGGAATATAGCAGCCAGATCTACAACCTGGGCATCGGCGATTGCCGGGATGCCCTGCGGGCGGAATTCGGATTTGGGGACGTCCGACTGAAGAGGATGACCGATCATATCGAAAAGGCTATGAAGGCCTTTTCAGGGAGGCTGACAACATGAACGAAATCAAGGAAAGACTGCAAGCCATCAGTAAGCATGCGAGGGCACTGGAAATCAAAGCCGACTATCTGGCGGCTAAGCTCCATCCAGGGGCCAGCGAAGAGACCGTCCATGACGCACTGCTGAAGGGCATCGGAGGCGTGAGCCTTACCAGGGAAACCCTGAAAGCGGATGAAGACGAACTCAAGAAGGAGCTGATGAAGCTTTGATCGGAAAGGAGTATAAGCTCAGCTTTCTGGGGCAATTTTTGAAGTGCGACGAATGCGGCCAAACGTTCTACGAAGGATTCCGTCCGAAGGTGCCGTGGAAGATCCGGGAGAATGGGAAGACAAGGCATTTTTGCAGCTACACCTGCATGATGCGATATGAGAGGCGAAAGGAGCGGAAAAGAAGATGAACCCATGTAAGGAATGTGAACTGTCATTTAGGCATGGCGGCAAAGATGGCGCCTGGATGTGCAGAGGCGTTTCGCCGGCGGAACCGGCCGACAACTTTAACCATGAAGCCTGTGAAGCCTTCCGGAAACAATGGAAACAGCAGAAAACCTTCACTGACTTATATAAAGCTGATAATAACGTCATTGACCATCCAGATCACTATAATTGGAAGGGAGAAGAGTGCATCACTCTCATCAGGATTATGTGCCGGGGAGAAGAAGGCTTTGATGGCTACTGCAAGGGAAATGTAGTAAAGTACATTTTCCGGGAAAAGAAGAAAAATGGCATCGAGGATCTAAAAAAGGCACGTGCCTATCTGGATCTTCTGATTAACTACCGAACGGGAAAGAAGGCGGCCAATGAGTCCTAAAGAGTATCTTTACCGGATCCGGAACCTGAAGCTGGAAGTCGAAGCCACGAAGAACGAACTAACGGAGCTCAAGGCCAGCATGGACGGGGTCAGAGCCATAGACACCACCAAAGATCATGTGGATGGCGGGAAACCCGTTGATATGGCCGATGTGATGGGCCGCATCGAAGCGGTAAAAGAAAAACTGACACGGCAGCTCAGCGAGCTTATGACAGAACGGGACAAGGCCAGGGAAATCATCGACTCCATGCCCGAATCGAAGTGGGTCAGCTACTACCGGTACGTTTTAAAGGAACGGTACCTGCTGGGAAAAAGCTGGGAAATGATCGCAGTGGATATGAGCTACGGATACAGGAATGTTCTGTACCTACACGGAAAGGCGCTTCAGGAGTTCGGAAAAACCTTTCATAGATTTTCACACTCTTGACATGATATGATGTATGCGTGGAAGTTAGGAATGAGGGACCGACAAAACGACCTCATCCCTGTTTCTCATGATGTTCACCTCCTTTCTAAGACTAAGCAACGTACCGGAAACGGCCCTCGCATTTGCGGGGGCTTTTTTCGTGGAGGGATTTTTAGAAAGGATTTTTTAGGAAAGAAAATGGCAAGAGATTTTTCAAAACGGTTTTATGATTCAAAAGCGTGGAAGGATTTGGCCAGGCTGATTCGAGAAAAGAAACATTTCATCTGCGATAAATGCGGAAGACCTGGAGCACATCAGGTCCACCACATCATCGAGCTGACGCCGGACAACATCAACAACCCGAGCATCAGTCTCAACCCACGCAACCTCATGCTGCTGTGCAACGACTGCCACAACAGGCTGCACCATCGCTTCGAACAGGGCGCCAGCAGCAGGACCTACAGCTACGACAGCGAGGGGCACGTGGTGGCTGTCAAAGAAAAAGAGCGGCGGCACTGACCCACCCACCCCCCCCGGGGGTAACTTTTTCGGCGGGAGCCAAACGACCCGCGCCCCACTCTTGCGTGCGATACAGGCGGTTTCCAGAAGGGGTGTGATTAACGTGAAAGGAGGCGAAATGGATGGCGGACGAAAAAACAAGGCGAGGAGCCCAAACACGATATATCAATCAACTGAAAAAAATATTCAGCGGATCCCCGAGACAAGCGGAAGCGGTTCTCCTCATCAAAAGAGCAGCGTTTTTCCTGGCATCTCTGGATGAGCTGGAGCACATCATCCAGAAAGAAGGGTATGTCGACGTATATAAAAACGGACGGAATCAATCCGGTACGATGGCATCGGCATCCCTCAAAGCATACAAGCTATCCATGGATGGCCTCCTGGCCACGCTGAAGAAACTGGAAGACATCGCTCCGAGCCAGGAAGGGGCAGATGAGCTGAAAGCTTTCTTGAACAAATGACATCCGCAATTGAGGAATACAACGATGTGCTCCAATCAGGAAAGATCAAGGCCTGTAAAAAGCTGAAAGCAGTCTATCAACATTTGACGAAGAACATCAATCATCCTGGAAAATACCATTTTGACCAAAAAACAGCTGACAGGGCAGTGACGTTCATTGAAAGGTTTTGCTGCATCCCCAAAATGCGTGGGACTCCTCGATTTAAGCTAGAGCTCTGGCAAAAAGCCCTGGTGGAAGCGACGTTCGGCTTCGTCGATGATCAGAACCTCCGGCAGTACCGAGAGGTTTTTCTTTTTATCGGGCGGAAAAATGCCAAATCCATTTTGGGCGCAGCTATGGCCCTTTATCTGCTGCTGGCTGACGGAGAAGATGGACCGGAAATCTATACGGCAGCGACGGACAGATCACAGGCGAAAGTTGTCTGGGAATACGCCATTTCGATGATTAATCATGACGCCAGCTTAAAAAAATACCTCCGGCCCAAAGTGAATCTGATTGAATGCAAGGAAAACGGTGGGAAATTCGTACCACTATCAAAGAATTCCGGCTCCCTGGATGGGCTGAACGTCTCCGGGATGTTCCTGGATGAACTCCATGCCATCAAGGACCGGAACATGTACGATGTCTTAAAAGGCGGCACCTATGCACGGAGCCAGCCCTTGACTGTAATCATGTCAACAGGCGGCTACTATGAGCAGGACAGCCTTTTCGACACAAAATACAGTGAATACATGAGCATCATCGACGGCTACAGCACCGGAAGATATGTCGACGAGTCGACCTTACCGATCATCTACGAGCTGGATTCAAAGGAAGAAGTAGTGGATCCGTCCAACTGGATCAAAGCCAACCCGAACCTGGGCGTCAGTAAGAATCCGGAGCAGCTGGAACGGGAATTCAACCGGGCCACACTGGACGAAAAGACCATGCGTGACCTGCTGGTGAAGCAGTTCAACTTCCGGGAAAACGCCAGGGATACATTCTTTAATCTGGAAGATGTGGAAAGCAAAGCGACATTCAACCTGGATGATCTCTCAGGTATGTATTTCTTCGGCGGCGTTGACTTGTCCGAGACTACTGACCTCACATGTGCGACCGCTGCCTTTCCCGTAAATGATCCGGATACGGATGAACCCAAGCTGATGGTTCATCAGATGTACTGGATCCCGGAAGACAGCCTCAAAGAGCATATCGAAAAGGATAAAGTGCCCTACGATGTTTGGATTCGCAACGGATGGGTGAGAACCTGCCCAGGGAATGTGATTGATCAGAAAGAAGTCGTCAACTGGTTCCAGGAGCTTCAGTCAGAGTACAATGTGTACGCCTATAAGATAGGCTACGATGCCTACAATGCTCAGTACCTGACGAAAGACCTGGAAGAAAATTTCGGAAAGGACCTAACAGAGAAAGTCCAGCAGAACTTCAAGGGCCTTTCATCACAGATGTACCTTTCCAAGGCCTGGTTTAAGAAACGAAAAATCGTGTACAACTATAACCCGGTGCTCCTGTGGTGCTTGCTCAATACAGAAGCGGTTACGGACACACAGGGAAACGTCAAACCGTATAAAAACAGAAATTTAAGGAAACGCATCGACGGCTACAGCAGCCTGCTGGATGCGTTTTGTGTGTATCTAGACCATAAAGATGAAATCTAGGAAGGAGGTGAGACTATGAAAGGAATCCTGAGAAGCGCTTTTGATGCTGTCTTCGGAGGTACTAAAGAGCCAAAGACCACCACGCAGTTCCAGATGATCAACGGATGGAGCAACGTCTTCGTTCCAATGGAAGACTACTCCAAAGACATCCTGATCAAGACCTGCATCGACCGTGTAGCCACTCATGTGGCGAAGCTGCACCCGAACCATGTGGTAATGAAGAAGGGAAAGAAGCAACCGGCGAAAAACAGCCAGCTTCAAACTCTGCTGGCCCTCAGCCCGAACCCGTATATGAATGCCTACAGCTTCTTGTATAACCTGGCCACGAAGGCTGTGGCAAACAAGAATGCATTTGCCTACATCAAGAGAGACCGACAGCGAAATGTTATCAGCCTGTGGCCAATGGAATACCAGAGCTGTGAAGCCCGAGAAGACGATCATGGAAATCTCTACATTATGTTCCGATATGGTGGTACTCATTCCACCAGGACGATTCCATACACGGATCTGATTCATCTCCGGAGTATGTTCCAGCAGGGCGAAATTTTCGCCGATACAGACGATAATCTGGCGACTCATATGGCCCTGCTGACTAAGCTGGGGCAGAGCTTTGAAAATGTGGTGGAAAATTCTGGGCGGATCCGGGGCATCGCTAAGATTGCCGGTCAGGCAGGGACGGAAGCCTGGAAAAGCAAGGCCAAAATGCTCAACGAAAACCTGAAGGACCCGGCCCAGGGCGGCATGGTTGTCACTGATGGCACTATGGAATTCACTCCTGTGGATAGCGAACCGAAGGCGGCCGATACGGCCCAGCTGGAATTCGTCAGGGACAACATCTATCGCTACTTTGGCGTGTCCAAACCCATCGCTGAGGGCATCTACGATGAAACATCCTGGAGCGCATTCTTCGAATCCGTCATCGAACCATTCTCCATCCAGATGAGCCAAGAATTCACCAGGAAGCTGTTCACTCCGGATGAGATTGCCGCCGGAAACGAGATTGTGTTCGACGCCAACCGGCTGACCTACGCCAGCACGGATACAAAAGTGGAACTGATCCGGCAGCTTCGGCCCCTGGGCATCCTGACCACCAATCAGAGCTTGGAAATCATGAATCTGCCACCCATCGCTGACGGAGACGACCGTGTCCAGACTCTGAACGTAGCCAACACGGACATCGTGAGCCAGTATCAGATGAGCCAGGCAGATTCCCAGAAGGGAGGTGAGAAAGATGAACAAGGACCAACTGATGATCAGGCAGATTGACGTCAAACCGTCTGACGAAGACATGGTCATTGAAGGCTATGCTGCTGTCTACGACTCTCCCACAGTCCTATGGACCGATGATGACGGGACAGAGTACAAAGAAGTCATTGAAAGAGGAGCTTTTTCCGGTGCTGACCTGTCCAATGTGGTGTTGAGGTACAATCACAGCCCGGAAGGCATGGTCCTGGCAAGGACCACAAACGGCACGTTGCAAGTGACACCGGACCAGAATGGTTTGAAAATCCGGGCAAAGCTGGCACCCACAACTGCCGGGAAGGACCTGTATGCTCTGATCAAGAGGGGCGATGTCAACAAAATGAGCTTCGGCGGCTACAGCCAGGAGGTGGACTATGATCTGGACAACCACGTGCGGCACATCAAGACCATGCGGAACCTTTTTGACGTCTCTGCCGTTGACTTTCCTGCCTATGAGGCGACCTCCCTAGCGGCCGTCCAGCGAAGCTTCGAAGAAGCCAGAAAAACTGAGCAAAATCTGATTGAAGAGCGCATGCGGATCCAGATCGCAGCGCTTTTTTAATGCCTGAAAAAGAAAGAGGGAATGCTTAATGACTATCACTGAAATCATCCAGAAAAAGACTGAACTGCTGGAACGATCCAAGACTGCCACCGTAGAACAGCTGAAGAACATCCAGAAGGAAATGGAAGGCCTGAACGCTGAACTGAAGAAGGCCCAGGAAGATCAGCAGGCCGAACTGCTGAGAAACCAGATTGCGGGGGCTATGGACAACGGTGCTTATGCTGGGAACATCCTGGCTGATGTTGGCGCTCCGAAAAAGGCACCTGTTGTGAATGCGAAAACCTTCGCCAGCACGCCTGAATATCGTCAGGCCTTCATGGATTACGTGTTGGAAGGGAAGATGGATCCCATGTTCCGGGCTGTTGCGACTACCGCAAACAACGGCGCTGTGATCCCCGTGCCCGTACTGAACGAAATCGTAGAAAAGATGATGAAATACGGGAACATCCTGCCTCTGGTTCGTCACCTGAACTATCCTGCCGGTATGACCGTTCCTACATCCACTCTGGAAGCAACTGCTAAGTGGGTAGACGAAGGCGCCACCATTGCTGCTGACGGGAAAAAGACCGCTTCCGTGGCGTTTGCTGGTTACCAGCTGGCTGCAGCTGTCGGCCTGACCTTCCAGGCTCAAATCAAGAGCATGGCCATTTTCGAGCAGGCTCTGGTCCAGGATGTATCTAAAGCGATGACGCTGGCTCTGGAAGAAGCCATCATCTCCGGCGACGGAACTGGCAAGCCTACCGGCATCACAAAAGTTACTCCTGCCGCTACTCTGACTACTGAAGCTCCGGATTACAAATTCCTGATCAGCATTCTGAAGGCTATTCCTTCCGCATACAAGAGCGGCTCTGTGCTGGTAATGAACGAATCAACCTTCTTGGACTTTGCCGGGATCACCGATACCGCTGGCCAGCCCATCGCCCATGTGAACTACGGCATTGACGGCGCTCCTGCTGCACGGATCCTGGGCAAACCGGTCGTCTTCACTGACTTCCTGCCTTCTCTGGATGCGGGCAAAGCCGGGGAAACTATTGCCTTTGCCTTTGATATGAGCAAATACATCCTGAACGTAGCTTATGCTATGGATCTGGTGTCTTACGTTGACAACGCAACAAGAAACCGCATCTATCAGTCCGTAGGCCTGTATGACGGCAAAGTCGTTGACGCTAACGGCCTGGTGCTGATCAACAAGGCGGGGGCCTAACCCTCTCCCGCCTCTTTTGAGGAGGGAAGAGAATGGAACTAAACGATTTTAAAAACTATCTCCATGTCGACTCTGATCTGACGGACGATGACTCTCTCATCCAATCCCTGATGGCTTCGGCGAAAGAATACATCGTGAACAGTACGGGGAAGGAATGGACCGAAAGCGCAGACGCTCCGCTGATGCTGACTTGTGCAAAGCTCCTGGTGGCGCACTGGTATTCCGACAGGAGTTTGGTATCTAAATCAAACGTCCAGGAGTACAACCACAGCATTACGAGCATGCTGCACCTGATCGAAATGTCTGATGCATACCCTGAAAAGGCGGTGAGGACGGAATGATCTGCAATCCTGGGCTATTGAACCGAAAGGTGACCATCTATCGGCCCACGGTAACGGCGGGGACCGACCTGGACACCCAGAAAGACAGAGTGCTCTTCCAAAATGTCTCTGCCTGGATCGCCCCTGTGCGGGGAATCCAATATAAGGAAAACGGGACCGACCGGAACGACGCCACGGTGAAGATTACCATTCGCTACCGAAAAGGGATCACGGACGGCTGCTGGGTCAGCTATAAGGACCATCACTATCTGGTGTCCTGGATCGCTGACCCGGACATGCTCCACGAATCCCTGGAGCTGATGTGCGTTGAGCGGCTTCGTGGAGATCCTCCTGAGTCGGAAAAAGACGGATGGGAGCCCTGACCATGGCTGATTTCACGATCAAGGGCCTGGAAGAGCTGAACACCGACATCCTGGAAGCTGCCCAGCGCTATCCGAAAGAGGTGGAAAAGCACCTCAAAAAGACAGGAAATGTGCTAAAGAAGAAAGCCATCGAGAAAAGCCCAGATTCTGGGACCAACCACAAGCGAAAGCTCAGTAAGTCCTGGAAATCTGAAATCGAAGGCATGACCGTGGACAGCCTGGAATGTCAACTCAGAAACACGTCACCCCACTATCACCTGGTGGAACGAGGTCACAAGATGGTCACCCGGAAGGGCAGGACCATCGGCTTCGTCCAGGGACGGCACTTTTTTGAAAAGGCATGCGACGAATTCGAGTCGTCAGATGAAGTCGGACAGGAAATGGAGAGGTTTGTGACAGAAATCCAAAGGAAGATTACTCATGATTGACGACACCGACATTTTAAAGGCCGTCAGAGCTCAACTGAAGGCGGCATGGCCGGACCTGGACGTGAACCTGGACGATGTCCAGAGGTCCTTCCGGCTGCCGTGCTTCTTCCTTCGTTTCTTCGAGCTTGACAGCCCTCAAATGGTTTACAGCAGGAGCCTGAAAAGGTCCTGCACCTTACACATCGACTATTTTACCCAGAAGAACCGGAATTCTGCCGTGGATCTCTATAAGGTCCGCCGCCGTCTCCGGGAACTTTTTACCTTCGGACTCCAGGTGGGCGACAGGGTCTTCAATTTCGACGGAATTCAGACAGAAACGAATGGGAAAGACGCAGATATCCTCTCTGCGACTCTCAGTTTTTCCTTCTACGACGTCATCGACGTCATCAAGGACACGGAAGAAGATCCCCCAACCATCGGAAATCTCGAACAAGATATTGAACTTTTAAAGGAGTGAGAAAATGGCTCAAAAAGCACCTAGCGTCATCGTGACGTTTAAGGAACGTGGGATCACGGCCATCCAGCGCAGTCAGCGTGGCATCCTGGCCATGATCCTGACCGAAACCCAACCGCTGGATCCGCTGACCATCTACTCTGTAGACGACATCCCAGAATCCGGGCTGTCCGCCGACAATATTGAGCAGATCCAGTTAGCACTGAAAGGCTACCAGACCAGCCCCAGAAAGATCCTGGTCTATACCGTAAATGACACCACCTACACGGACATCCTCAAAACGCTGGAAAACGTCCGTTTCGACTGGCTGGTTATCCCGGGAATCACCGCTGAAAATGCGGAAACTGTCTCCAGCTGGATCAAATCCATGCGGACCGTCAAGGACAAAGCCGTGAAAGCTGTCCTGCCCAACGAAGCTGCTGACTTCGAAGGCGTGGTGAACTTTACCAACACATCCCTTCAGACCAAGACCAAGACCTATACGGCCGCCCAGTATTGCTCCCGTGTAGCCGGTATCATCTGCGGCACGCCCATGACCATCTCCTGCACCTGCGCCCCTGCTCCCGAGCTGATCGCATGCGACAGCTACACCAGCGATGAACGGGATGACAAGGTGGGCAAGGGAGAACTGTTCTTCTTTAACGACGGAGAAAAAATCAAGATCTGCAAGGGCGTCAACTCCTATGTATCTACCGTCCAGGGGAAGTTGAACTCCTACCAGAAAATCAAGCTGGTGGATCTGATGGACATGATCCACGACGACATCAAACAGACTGGCCACGACTCCTACATTGGTAAATACGCCAACAGCTACGACAACCGGTGCCTGCTGGTGACCGCCATCAACGGCTATTTCCATGAGCTGGAAAAAGAAGGGCTCCTGGAAGTCGGCCAGAACCTGGCGGAAATCGATATCGAGGCCACGAAGAACTGGCTGGAAGCAAACGGGAAATACACGAGAGACGAACTGGAAAGCATGTCCGATCTGGCCATCAAGAAGGCAAACATCGGCGAGAATGTGTTCATTAAATCCACTATTTCCATGCTGGATGCCATTGAACACATCGAAGTGGCTAACGTGATTCAGTGAGGAGGTGACCATACATGCACGAAGTTGATACTCAGCGAGTCGTCTATGGCTCCTATGGCCAGGTATGGCTGGACGGCGACGAAATCGCAGAAATCGAGTCCTGCAAGGCTACCCTGACCGCTCAAAAGACGGCCATTAAGCGCAGCCGTCACCTGGTTGACGGATATAAGACCACTGGCTACGAAGCCAAAGGCAGCATCAAGCTGCACAAAGTCAGCTCCTACCTGATTAAAAAGCTGGCCCCGGCCATCAAGGAAGGGAAGCAGGTAAAATTTACGCTGATCAGCAAACTGGACGACCCGAACGCCCTGGGCGCTGAACGGATTGCTCTGTACGGCGTTATGTTTGACGCCGTAGACCTGATCAACTGGGAATTGGGGAAGGTTGGCGAGGAATCTCAGAACTTCACTTTTGAGGATTTCGACCTGCTTGACCTGATTGACGAAGAATAAGGAGAAAAGCATGAGCGTACTCGCACTGCTGCTTAATGCAGACGTAAAAAAATTTGAAGAAAAGCAGACTAAAAAGATGGAAATCCCCAGGCTCTCCGCAGCCCTGGGGGCTCCTTTTGAATTGGAGCTGCAACCAATCGACCCGGAGCTTTACTCCGAGATCCAGGAAAGCGCTGTAAAACTGGACAGGAAAGGCGGCCTGAAGAGCATCGACACCTATGCGCTGTCGGTTCGGACCTGCGTTGAAGGCATCAAGGATCCATCCATGAAAGATAAAGGCCTGATGAAAAAATTCGGAGCGGCCTCTCCTAATGACCTGGTAAAAAAACTGTTCCTGGCTGGCGAAATCAGCGACATTTCTCAGGAAATCAGCAAGGTCAACGGCTACACGAGCCAGGACGAAACGGATGAAGTTGTAAAAAACTGATAGAGACGGACGGGGAAGTCAAACGCATGTACTTCCTCTTCCGGTTCCACAAAATGGACCCGTATCTGGTGGAAAAAATGCCATTCTGCCGGAAACGGGTTCTGCTGGCGTTCGCTGCCTACGAAATTGCAGAACGGAACGCCGAAATCGAATCTTTGACGAAAGGAGGGGACGATCATGGCACGAGTCATTGACGCCATCATCAGGCTGCATGATCAGTTCAGCCCTGTGCTGAAAAAGGTCAGTAACTCCATGACGGAAACGGAGAAGCTGACCAATCGCTTCGGAAAGAACCTCAAGGCTATCGGCGGCAGCATGAGCGCTGTGGGCTCTACCGTATCCATGGCCATGGCTCCGATCCTGGCGGCATCGACTGCCGGCCTGAAGCTTCACTCTGACTTCGAACGGGGAATGGCGAAAGTATCCACGCTGATCGATACCAATGTAGTGAGCCTTCAGAAGCTTTCCAACGGAATCCGGCAGATTTCTGACGAAACCGGCATGAGCGTTACGGAGCTGGCAGAAGCCGAATACCAGGCCATTTCTGCTTCCGTTGATACGGCTCACGTGACGGATTTCGTCAGAACGGCAGCCATTGCCGCCAAAGCTGGTTTCACCGACACCACGACGGCCATCGACGGGCTGACTACGGTGCTCAACTCCTACGGAATGAGCGCCGACAAAGCCGGAAAGATTACCGACCAAATGCTGATGACGCAGAATCTAGGCAAGACAACGTTTGGTGACCTTGCTCAGGGCATCGGTTCTGTGGCTACGGCGGCCAGTCTGGCCAAAGTCAGCACCGATGATTTGTTTGCTTCCGTGGCCATTCTGACTAAAAATGGTGTGCAGACGTCCGAAGCTTTCACGGGCTTCCAGGGCATCCTGAGCGCTGTGTCCAAACAGAGTCAGCAAACTGTCAAAACAGCTGCAGCCCTGGGGCTGGACTTTACTCCGGAACACCTGGGACAAGTCGGATGGATAAAGTTTTTGGAAGAAGTCAAAGCGAAAGTCGGCGATGATCAGACGGCCATCCAGCACCTGTTCGGACGTGTCGAAGCAGCCAATGCTTTCAAGGTGCTGACCAAAGACATGGGACAGCTGAAAGACGCCCAGAGAGCTATGGGTGACTCCATGGGAGCCACGGAGCTGGCATTTAACAAGATGTTGACGCCGGCTGAAAAGAATAAGATCGCCATGAACCAGATGAAGAATGCCATCATGGATCTCCGTGGTGTTGTCGCTCCCGTCGTCATGGCTACAGCCCAGGCTGTAAAAGCCTTCACCGGCTGGTGGAACGGGCTCAGCGACGGACAGAAGACCTTCGTTGTCCACGCCATCCAGGCCGTGGCTGCCTTCGGCGCAATTACCCTGACCACCGGCAAGGCCATCAGTGCACTGGGGCGGTTCAGCATCTTCATCAGCCGGCTGCCCCGGACATTTAAAAACATCCAGAGAGCTGCTTCCCTCATCGGGAAAGCGTTTAACTTTGTCCCCGGTCTGATCAGGACCGTTGGAGGCGGCTTCCTGCGTCTGGCCGGCATCGTAAAAACCGCCATGAGCGGGATCGCTGCCGCCGTCGCCGCTAACCCCGTGTTCTTCGCCCTGACGGCGTTGGTAATCCTTCTGGTAGTTGTCTATACACATTGGGACGAAATCGTGAGCTACGTGAAAACGAATTTTCCGCAGGTCTATGCAGTGGTCACCAGCGTGGTGTCTAACGTCATGGCCAAGCTGGGAGCTCTGATCGACTGGATCACGGGGACACTGATCCCAATGTGGACCAACGGCTGGAACACCATGACGGCCATCTTCGAGGGGGCTTTTGACGGGATCTCTACGATCGCCCACCGGGCTCTGGATTGGATCCTGGACAAAATCGAAAGCATCAAGAGCGCTGTTTCCGGGCTCCATCTGCCCAGCTTCAGCGGGCACGCCACCGGCACCATGGGACTCCCAGGCGGACCTACTATGATCCATGAACAGGGACCTGAGCTGATCGACCTGCCGACTGGCACCCGGATCGTTCCTCACTCCGAAAGCCTGAAGCAGGAGTATGTGAGAGGCCGGAAGGAAGGCAGCGGAAAAGGCGGCATGAGCATCACTATCCCGAAGCTGGCTGATCAAATCGTGGTCCGGGAAGACGCAGACATCGACCGGATCGTGGATAAGATGGTCTTCCGCCTCAAGCAGTACGGCATCAATCAGATGGAGGGGGCGATTTAATGGCGAACGAATTTTGGAGCGGACTTGTGGCCGGTCTGGTTTCCGGGAACGTCAACTCCGTGATCCTGAGCGCCAATGGGGATTCCATGACGCTCCCCATCATGCCGAAAACGGTGGAAACCAGCGTCAGCCAGAACAACGGAACAGTGACCATCAACGGAGATGGTGAATACAACATGCCTGGCAAGACGGGGCTCCACGAAATCAGCCTGGATGGGATTTTCCCGGCCCAGAACTACAATTTCGTGGACGTGACCCCGGACAGCCCGGAGGATTACGTTTACAAACTGGAAAACTGGCGGTCCACGGCCCAGGTAGTACAGCTGACCGTCCCGGACAGCCCCATCGACCTGCCGTTCCTAATCGAATCTCTGAAATACGGATACAAAGATGGAACCCATGACATCTATTTCAGCATCTCCTTCCGTGAGTATCGCTACATCGCCGGGATTTCAAATGACAAAATCAACGGGCTGACCGGTCTCAAATCCCGTCCCGACACCATGGTGGGCACTGGTGGTATCATCGGCACGACCGCAACCAGCGGCACAGATATGGCCGGGAATATTGGACGGGCTATCGGCAGTGCTGTAAGATTCGGCACGACGTCTCCCATGGGCTGTATCGAAGCGGCCATGAGAGCCTGTAAAAAAGGCGGCGTGAAGCCGGGTGATCTGATCAAGGTGGCCGCATCGGGGGTGATGGTCAATGACCGAATCATTTAATCTCCTCGACGTAACCACCGGTGTGGACCTGACTCCCTGGATCATTTCCTATGAGTGGTCCGGGGACCTGGAACAGGCAGGCCGGAAGCTTAACTTTAAGATCGCCTACACGACAAAAGATAATGCTTGGATGAACCCAGCTATTAACCTGGGGGACGAGATTATGCTTTACTGTATCGACCCTACAGCAGGCGGGCAGTTTGACCTTTTCCACGGGAAAATCTTCATGCAGAGCCGGGAATCCAGCTCTTATGAAATGGAATTTGTTGCCTACGATAAACTGATTTATCTGGCGAAGTCCAAATACACGCTGAAATTTTCAAAAGCGCCTGTGAAGGACGTCCTTTCCACGGTGGCCAGCAAGGCTGGCCTGACCCTGGGCCGTGTGGCCGATGATTTGACCTATACCGTCGACTTTGTGGCCGATGGAATGACCGGGACTGAAATCATCAAGAAGGCCCTGGAACAGGGACGGAAAAAATCCGGAAAAAGCTATCACATCTATCTGGATGCCCAGGACAAGCTGAACGTCGTCAGAGCTGACACAATCATCCAGGGCTATGCCATCACCGATATGACCAACCTCACTACAGCCAGCCACAGCGCCAGCATCGAGGACATGGTGAACCGGGTAGAAATCACTGACAAGGACGGCCATGTGATCGGAGCTGTGACCAACTCCAATGACGTCAAAGCCTACGGCACTATCCAGGGCGTTTATAAGGTGGACAACAAACAGGACACCCAGGCCAGCGCCAAAGCAATGCTCAAGAGTGTGTCTGAGCATAGCGAAGTAGAAGCCCTGGGTAACATCCAGTGCATCGCCGGATATGCGGTTGAAATCCAGGAAGAGCAGCTCAAAGGCACCTTTCTGATCGTGTCTGACTCCCATACCATCGAGAGTAATCGGCACATGATGAAGCTGACGCTGCGTTATCTGGATCCGAAAGCAAGTCTAGAGATCACCACAGAAGGAAGCACTGGTGGTACGACTGTAAATGCGGATGGATTAGACACGGGGGCTGATGCCTGGCTGGGAACCACCATGGATAACGGAACGGAAGGATGTGTGGAAGCAGCAACGAAAGTCGGCAGCTATTACAGCCCGTTCCTGGCACAGGAGCAGCAAGCGGGGGTTGTCAACGTGGATACGCTGTGCGCCGATGCTGGTGATCAAGTAATCGATTTTGACGCATCACAGCTGGAAAAAGGCGACGTTATCGTTTATGGAGACAATGACCATGTGGTCATTTACGATGGCCAGGGCGGCTACATTGGAAACAGCAGCAGCCAGGATATGGTCATCCATGGATCGGATTATAACGAAATGGGCGACTTGACCCCGAGCAAAATCATCAAGACGTCGAGAATGTAGGGAGGCCACAATGAAGAAAAACCCATACAGTGAGCTCCTTGGAATCATGAACGGCGTGGGGAGAAATAACCAGAGCCCGGTTATCCAGATCGGGACCATCCTGGAGCCACCGCCCAACATCAAGGTGAGATACAAGAGCATCATTCTGGAAGCTGCCGAATGTTATATAAGTGAATATCTTCTGACCCAATATAAGAGATCGGCAGAAGGGAATATAAAAACAATCACAGAAAACGCAGCAGGAGGATCTGGTGACGCTCAATATGCAAGCCATGCCCACACAGTCAATCACTACTACTCGGAATCCTGGATTACAACGGATACACTGAAGCCTGGTGACAAGGTTGCCATCATGCCGTGTGAATCCGAAGATGGCACCAGCCAGACATACATTATCCTGGACAAAATCGTCCGTCCGAATCGAGGTGCATTTTAATGAACCCTTTCATCGCCGGGCCTATCACCCAGACCGCCAAAAGCTACACGGCGAACCTGCCGGAGCTCCAGGAACTGGCATGGGACTTTACCCATGATACCTTCGTTCACGACAATGATAGCCGCTTGAAAACGGTCACAGGGAACGAGGCTTTGAAGGTCTGGATCTACAAAGCCCTGAAGACGGAGCGCTATCGCTACATGGCCTATCTCCACGGCGACTACAACGCCGAAGGTAACTATGGTACAGAACTGGAACGTTTCATCGGCACAAGGTCCAACTCCGAAATCAGCGCCACGGAAATCAAGAGATACATCAAAGATGGGCTCCTGGTGAATCCATACATCAAGAGCGTGGACGCCATCGAGACAACCGTCAGGGATGGAGAAAACCTGACGCTGACTGTCAATCTGACAAGCGTCTACGGCAGTACGTCCATCACAGTAGGAGGTGAATAGGATTGTTTGAAACACAAAGCAAGGACGAAATCCAGAAACGCATGGCGGCGGACCTTTCCGCCATGAACCCAAACAGCACCATCGAAGGCAGCTTCGGCAGGGACGTCATTAATGCTACCAGCGTGGAATTTGAGAAAACTTATGCAGAGCTCTCCCTGGTGAACCAGGCAGGATTTGCCCAGACCAGCTGGGGAGACTATCTGGAAAACATCGCTGAAGAACATGGCGTCTTTAGACGGGCAGCTGTCCAGGCCATCGGAACTGTCACTGTGACCGGCACGGGTACTGTCTCCCAGGGTGCACTGTTCCAGACCCAGGACGGCACGGAATTTACGGCCACGGAGACCGTCAAGGTCACCACCATGGCAGACATCCCCGTGAAAGCTGTGGAGTATGGTGCCAAAGGCAACACGGCCGCCGGGGCCATTACGATCATCCCCATGAGCATCCCCGGCATCACCCGGGTAACCAATGCCAAAGCCACATACGATGGATTTGACGAAGAAACGGACGATGAGCTCCGGGAACGGCTGCTGTTTAAGGTGCGCCAACCGGCTACCTCTGGCAACATAAACGACTACATCGAGTGGGGAACCAGCGTGGAAGGCGTGGGGCACATCACGGTTGTCCCTCTTTGGAACGGCAATGGGACTGTGAAGCTGCTGGTGACTGACTCTAACGGCCAACCGGCCAGCCCGGACCTTTTGTCCAGGGTGACAGAAAAAGTGGAAAGTATGCACCCCATCGGGGCTGACGTGTCCGTTATCGCTCCGTCCGTCCTGGGCCTGACCATTGCGCTCACGCCTACGAAGGGCGGCGGGGACGCAGAGGCCATCAAGAAGGTGCTGAATGCTTATTTCCTGAGCCGCCAATACACGGAGAAGAAGGTCAGCTATGCCAAGGTGGGCCAGCTCATCATCGACAACGCCGCCACCACCAAGGTGGAAGACTACGATAATTTGACCATCAATGGAGCCACAGCCAATATCGGTGTAGATACTGACCAAATCCCGAGCGTCGTGGAGGTGGTGCTGAATGCCTAACTTTAAATTGCTCAGGGACAGTGATCCGGAGGTGAGCCGGTACCTCCCGCTGTTTCTCATCAACGACCCCACCTTCAAGGCCTGGCTGGATACCCAGAGCGAGGAGCATAAGCGCATCTGGCTGGACATCATCGACGCCTGGAAGCAGTTCTACGTGAATGAGGCCACATGGGGCCTGTCTGACTGGGAAACCTTTTTGGGAATTCCCACGGACGAAAAGCTGTCCTACACAGTGAGACGGGCGGCAATCATCGCAAAGATGAACGGCACGCAGACCGTAACCAAGGAATTCCTGGAACGGACCATCAACAGTTTCACATCCGATAAATCCAGCCGTGTTGTAGACCATCCAGACCAGTACAGCGTTGATATCTACCTGCCCAACGGCGGCGTGCTGTCTTTTGAGGAGATGGACAAGGCCATCCGGACGTTTATGCCAGCGCATATCGGCTGGCGATACATCTATCAGACCTACGTCAACGGCAGCCAGTACATCGGCGCTGTGCTTCGTCCCGCCCGGACGATCATGGAGATGGGCAGGCTGAAAGGTGACAAGCTGACCGGTCAGAGCGTGCTCCGGCTGGATAAATCCATCGACTACGTCAACGGCGATGGACAAATCCAGACCACCCCGGATGGAGTCAAGACCAACCCCGTGCTGGACTCCACGCCTACGACCATCAGCCCCTGTTCATCCGCTCCCATCGGAGCTACGGACGGGATTTTCTGCGTCAGCGAAGATGGGAACATCAAAGCGATTAGTTAGAAAAGGAGTGAAACAATGGCTGAATTCCATAACATTACCGTCACCAATGACGGCATGAAGCTGATAGCCCTGGCAGCTGCCATGCAGAAGCCCCTGGTGTTCGACCGTATGGACATCGGGGATAGCAGACCCACGGATGCCAGCAAGATGGCGTCCCTGACCGCTGTGGTCAGCAAGCGCATCGAGGCGTCCATCTCCGATATCGGAGTGGTCACCAATGCAGACGTCAGCGAAGCCCGCTATCGCATTCTGGGCAAATACAGCAACAGCACTGTGACAACGGGCTTTAAATTGTCGGAAGTCGGCGTGATTGCCCACGTCGAATCAAACTATTACCAGGACAGCGGCTGGAATGGTTATGCCGGAGAGAATTTGCTCTTCGGCTATTTTTATGCGGACGCCGGGAAAGAAGACTGGCTGTCGTCCAAAGATACGCCCATGGACGACCTGCAGATGGGTGCCTATTTTACCGTATCCAATGCCACCAACATTGCGGTCTATATCAACGAGGAAGACAACGTCAGTAGGTCCGACTTTAACGCCCATCTGACAGATAAAAACGCCCACTCCGATGTGGTCGGCTGCACAAGCACGTCCGACGGCGTCCGAGGGTTTGTTCCTCAGCCTAAAAAAGGCATGCAGGATAACTATTATCTGGGCGCAGACGGCTCCTGGAAGCAGGTCAAGCAGCGGTCCGTCAAGGATATCATCGACATCATCTATCCGGTGGGCAGCGTATATACGACTACCGGCAACCAGAACCCGAACCAGATGTGGGCAGGCACTACGTGGGAGCGCTACGCTGCAGGCCGGGTGCTGATGGGCGCAGGGTCCTACGTGGAAAACGACGTGACCTACACCTACACCAACGGGTCCACCGGCGGCGAAGTAAAACACCAACTCACTGCTGATGAGATGCCGTCGCATAGCCACAGCTTTGCCTTTGGTACTAAAAATATTTCGTTCAGCTTCTCCATCCGCTCCCAATCTAAAGATGCCGCCAACGTAATCGCTGGGAGCAACACTGTTGTAACTAGAAAAGAACACAACTCTGGCAACGCAGTAGAGCCTTCTTCTGCTGGTTCCTGGTATCGTGATGAGCTGAGCTTTAGCCAGGGAATTACGCCAACCGGAACGATGGGCAGCACCGGCGAAAACGGCCTGCATGAAAACCGTATGCCTTATCAAGTGGTGTCTTTCTGGCGCAGGAACGCCTAGGCCGTGCGTCTCCAAAAGCTTACCACGACGTACGGTTGCCTGTTTTCATGAAATCCGTTGCCGCCTGTAGAAGCGATTGTGATTGTATGAGAGTGGTTCCCTGCAGCGGCTGTGTCCACGGTTTCCCAGTGCCCAGCACTAGAACCTGTTGCCGCATTATCCGGATTCGCCGTAGTCGTTCGGCTATAGCCATGATAGTGATTGCCGTTGGTGCTACAGCTGGCACTGTGATTATGACTGGGCATCTCATCAGCAGAGAAAGGACTGATCCAATGAGTGTTTTTCAGATTTTAAAAAACAATGTTTTGATCATCGACGGTTCCAGGACCTATACGGATACCGTCGACAATTTTTTGCTCGACGCCGGGGCAGTATCCGTCCCGGAATCAGTAGTCTACGACGACGACCAGGAGTGCTGTGTTGTAGACGGCGATTTCCGAGCTTATCCCAACGGCACCTACAGCGGCTACTGTGACCGCATCCAGGACCTGCTGGATACCCAGACTAAACGTACCTACGTGCCACCGACTGAACCGACGGAAGAAGAGCGACAAGAGGAGCAGAAAGCCAGCCTTAAAGCCGACTACGACAGCGCTGTCAAAGAGCTGACTGACTCCGTGGCTGTGGCCCTCTTGACCGGGGACACTGCGGCCCAGGAGAGCATCCGGGCGGACTTTTCTGACCTGCAAAAAGCATACAAGGAGGCGGTTGAAAATGTTCAAAATTCCGAAACGCTGTGAGTATTGCGCCCATAAGCTGGTGGATGGAAAGTGCGTCAACCCGGCCTGCATCGCTTACAAGCCAGAAAAGGCCGCTGAAGATAAGAAGGAAGGTGAGTCAAAATGACAACGAGAGCAATCGTGCCCAACGGCGACGGTGAAGGCTCCCTGGGCACCTCTACGGCTAAATGGGGCGCCGTTTATTCCTCCGACCCGGCCAGCGGGGAGAACAGCGGCCAGGTGCCCACTACAGCGTGGGTCCAGAAGCTTCTGGCCGATGCCCTGGCCAAACAAAAAACGGCCTACGAGCAAGCCATTAGTACGGCCGTTTCAGCCGCCCAGACGAAAGCAAAGCTGGACGCCCACCCCGTCGGGTCCTACTACTGGAGCAACGACAGTACGAACCCGGCTACCCTTTTCGGGGGGACGTGGGAAGTGCTGCCTGCTGGCTACACGCTGATCGCACAGGGCAGTGGCACCGATGATTTCGGCAGCTACACCTATACTGCTGGCCAAAAATACGGCGAACGGAAACATCAGCTCACCACCGATGAACTGCCCCATATCAGAGGAGAAGTCCTCGATTTTGCTAGACAAGATCCAAATCAAAAGCTGACCACCCACGGCGTATTTTCGGCTCCTGCATCCATTGAAAATGTCAGCTTCGGGTCAAATCCACAAAGCGGGCAAGGTGACGGGTTTGTCATGGATTTCGGTAAAGATGTCCCTCACAACAACCTGTCTCCCTGCGTGGCGGCCTATGTGTGGAGGCGTACCGCATAGCCACCGAAGAAATGCCGCTTGTATCAGGCAGTGTTGGCCAATTTATCCGCTGGAACAGTGGTAAAAATCAAGCGGGTTGCTTATCAGCCAAAGATGGCACTTCTAAATTTCCGACTGTATCAACAGAAAACGCTACTGATTCAACTATCAATATTTCTTTTGGTGGCGATAAGGCCCACCAAAATACGCCTCTTTCTATCGCTGCTTATGGATGGAAACGAACTGCATGAGTGCCACCGATGAAATGCCTGCTCACACGCATCAAGAGAAAATGACAACAAGTGATGGGAATCCTAATCCGCTTGTTAATCTAGAAACTAGTGGGACTTTAAGTGGAGCGACTGTTCCTCAACGTTTTGCATATACAAACAAGGCTACTGATAAGGTAACTACAGTTAGTACTGGCGAAAACAAGCCGCACAACAACATTCCCCCGTCCATCGCTTCGTATGGATGGCGCCGAACCGCTTAGGCCGTGCGTTTCCAGCAGTATGCCGCTATAGATGGCTGGATGTTGTTGTGAGGAGCATTGCCGCCAGTTCCATCCGTGGTTCCGGCAGGGTCGCCCAGACCGCCTTGCGGGGAAGATGCTGTAGTTCCAGCATCTTCCTTCCATTCACCAGACACCTTAAAAGCCCCCTTTGTATAGCGTTCCCATTTCCCGTCCCTGTATAGCTGCGGGGCACCGCTTGTTATAGTGTTCCAGGTTCTTACCATGTGTCCGTGGGAAGCTATTTCCTCGGTGGATACCTGGGTAATCCATTTTATGCCATTTCATCCCACTTTATCACCTTGACAAGCAACAGCTAAACCCGTATTAAGCACACAGACACAGTACTCCCAAAGCGGTTTCCTACCTATATTTCTAACCCCAGTTACACACGCATTAAACACGGTCTATGGCCTTTCTTAGGTCCGCCAGAGTCTTATGTGTGTAGACCCCTTTGGTGATTCCAGGCCTGGCGTGCCCCAATATCATCCGGATGGTGGTCTCATTTACCTCCGCCCGGTCAAGCAGTGTAGCCAAGGTATGACGGCACTCGTGCGGCGTGTGCTTCATCCTGACGGCGTTCATGGCTTTATCCCAGAGCCTCCGGAAGCTGTCGTAGGTGGGACATGGACAGATTATCCCGGACTCTTTCCGCTCCGTGAGCATGCCCAGAATACGGTGATGGATGGGAACCTTTCTGATTCCGGCAGCTGTCTTCGAATGCTTGATGTCGATGTACCTCTGCCGGACGTTGAAGTCACCTGGACGCAGAGCGATGTACTCTCCGACCCTCATGCCTGTATAAATGAGGATAAGAGCATCAGCAACGCCGGGGACATCCAGCGACCGCCATAGCTTGCCGATCTGCCGGGCTGTGAATGGCTTCTTTTTGTAGACGATCACGTGCTTCGGGAGCTCCACGAAGGGACTCAGATCGTGGTCAACGATGCCATTTTTTATGGCGTACTTATACATCTGGCTCAGCAGAACACGGCATTTTTTACGGGTGCAGTAACCGGCTGGGACGGCGTCTATGGCTGACTGTAAGTCAGAGTAGGAGATGGAGCCGAAAGGCATGGCATGGAGCGGACTCAGATGCCTGTAGCTGATGGAGTAGGCCTGACGGCTGGACAGGGATACATCCGGGAAATGCCTCTGGCTCCATGCGGCATAGACGGCGGTAAACGTGACTTGACGGGATGGTGTGCAGTGATTTATATGGACGAGAAATTCAAACGCAGCTTGATAAGATTCAAAATATCCCAGGGCACGCTGCCGTCCATCGATGGTCTTTTTGACGACGTACGGGCGCCTCCGGTTGCCCTGAAGCCGGTACACACTGCCGTATCCATTCGGTAGTTTCATCATAAATCATCTCCTTTATATGGAGATTCTACACTACAAAGGAGGTGGCCAATGGATGTATCACTAGGTGACATCGTAGCCGTCTTGACTCTGCTGGGCGGGGCTCTGGTGTGGGTCATCCACGTGATCATAAGCCCGCTCAAGGTCCTGCTGGACCGTGTGGTCAAAAGCCTTGATAAGCTAGATGAAACGCTCAGCAAGGAACGTGCCAGGCGGGAAGAAATCGAAATCCGGCTGGAAGCCATCGAAGCCAGGGGGAAGAGCAACTCCCACCGCATAGATGACCTGGAGGAGCAGCAGAAAAAATGTTTGAACAAATCGCTCATAAACTGAAAAGAATGAAGCAGCTTCGTCTGACGATTCAATCCGTATGGCTGTTCCGATTCATCGTTTTTATAGGGCTGGCGCCTTTCACGCTGGCCCTTTTTCTATGGGTATTTGCCCTGGCAACAGGGCTCCACGAGGAATGGCTTTTTAAGATGATCGACGCTGCGCTGCACATCGGAAATCAAGTCCTGGGACCGGCCGTTGTCTCCGGGCTGCTGAACATAGTGCCCAGGGTGACCGACTCTAATGGCGACGGCGTCCCGGACATAGACGAAAGGGAGGAAAAAACTGATGAAAAAAGTGACACTGGAAGACATCCAGACCATGGCTGAGGCATCCCGTGCCCAGCTCTGGGAGGATGCCCGGAACATGCAGCGAGATGTCAAGATTTATCTGCACTGGACAGCCGGGAGATATGGCCAGCTTTTTGACGACTACCATCTCAACATCGATCAGGACGGCTCCATCTATGCCAGCACCGACGACCTCAGCGAGACCCTGGCCCATACCTGGCACCGTAACACGGGGGCTGTAGGTGTGGTCCTGTGCTGCTGCTATGGTGCAGACACGGCAGACCTGGGAGACTATCCGCCCACTGCCGCTCAGATCGAGGCCATGGCCCAGGTGGTGGCCGTGCTGGCCAAAGCCCTGTGGCTGACCATCGACCGGGACCGGGTGCTGGCCCATGCGGAGGCAGCGGATAACGTGGACGGTCTGCTGCCCGTAGGAGATGAGTATGGCCCGCAGACCACCTGTGAGCGCTGGGACCTGCAGTACCTAGGCACCGATGAGAGCCCCCAGTGGACCACCGATTACGACGACCCCTGGACCGGGGGAAACATCATCCGGGGCAAGGCCATCTGGTACAGACAGCAGATGGGAGAGTGACTCCGATGACTGATATGCAGGATCCTGGCACCCGGAAAAAGATCCTGGCGGCGGCGGCAGGCCTGTGCCTGCTCTGTCTCCTGGGGGACATGATCTATGGATGCAGTCGGGAGCACCAAAAAGAGCAGCCGACGGTGATGCCGTACCAGGATACCACGGACCCGGTCAAAGCTGCCGACCAGCTCAAGCTGTCCGATGACTCCGCCAGAGAGGTGACCAAAGAGATCTATCGGATCCAGCAGACCCAGCCCACGCCCCATGTGACTTACTACGTACAGGCCCCGGATCTGACGGCCGGAGCGGAGACCGTGGCCCGGGACATCCAGGAGGATAAACCCTCCGTTCCGGCAGCCGCACGGGAAAAGACGGACCGCACCGTGGTGACGGCCGATCATGACCACCAGAAGGTGGATGTCTATAAGGTTAGCTTGCGCAAGCCTCATAAGATCAAAGCCGGGCTGATGACCGCCGACGGCAAGACCTACGGTGGTATCGGCTACCAGGCAGGCCGCTGGGAAGGTATGGTCTATACCCGCAACGGGAGGAAAGTGGACGCGGCGGCCATTACCTATACCCTGGCGGAGTGGTAAAAGAAAACCCGTAAGGCTAGGAAATATCTGGCTTTACGGGTGATTTTTTTGTTTAAAAGCATTGATAAATAAGCAAGAAAGTAGTATACTTAAATCATCAAGAGGAAGGGAGGTGCGAAAGATGTGATAGAAAAATTAAAGGCAGCTGCCGAAAATTTCATTTTCTGGATTTCATTCATCCAAGCGATGATATGGACATGGAAAATGACGAAATCGGCAAAGAAAAAGCTCCGGAAACTTCTCAAACAGTCCAAAGCGAAGAAGTAACCAGAGCCACCGGGGAGCCAAAAGGTTCCCCACCTGCCTTGATTTTATCACATGAGTATCATGAAAACAATCATTTTTATCACGGCGGTAGTGGTTGTTGGTATGCTGCTCAGCCTTTCATCTATAGACTGGAGCAGCTGGGTTAAAGGGCTTGCCTGCGGCGGTGTTATTAGCGCCTGGGTAGTGTACTTTGGCCTGGGGAGGGATTTTCGTGGAAGAAACTAAAAACGGTTGGGGCGGACGTCGCCCCAACCAAACCGGAAGACCAAAAGGCACAATAAAACCGGAGGGTGTACGTTCCCAGCACCAGCTCCGTGCTTATGACGAAGAGTGGGATCTGATTCGGCGTTTTGCCAGGCTGGTAAAGCATGGAAAAATGGAAGCCTGTAAAGCTGCATTGGGCCAATTAGAAGCGGCAGACGGCAAATAA